CAAAGGATGAACTTTGGTCATCATCAATATTAGCATAATTTTGACTTTGTGTTTGATTTATTGCACTAAAACTAGAGGCTTGATCGTCTGATATGTCAGAGAAGTTTCTTGTTTGTTTTTCGTCAACTAATCCCCAAACAAGCACATTGTTCACAAAACCTGTTGCTGAAACTCCTAATAATGTAACTGTTGATTTTGCAATTGTAGTTACAGAACCAACCTCAGATGTACTTTCTACACCATCTATACTAAATTTAGCATTGTGATGAATTGTTAAAGATCCAACTGCAGATGTTGTGCTTAAACCTGATATAACAACATTTGCCTCGCCATCTACATCAACTCCAACACTGCCTACAGATCCAACTGCTCCAGGTGCATTTGCTACGGCATCACCGTTTACTCCGACACCTCCTATAGCTGATGTACCCACTTGCGAGCTTGGTGTAATATTTGCTTTACCCGTTATTGTTAAGGTTCCAACAGAAACTGTTGCCAGTTGTGTTGTCGGTGACACATTAGCTTTTGCGACAACTGTAGGTGTGCCAAGTGCAGATGTCGATGATTGTCATGTAAGGGTAAGATTAGCTTCCCCATCAATACTAGGTGATCCTACGGATCCTGTGCCGACTCGTGATGAGGGTGTTATATTAGCTTTAGCTACAACTGAAACAGTGCCAAGTGCACTTGTAGCTGCTACACCTGTGAGTGTAACGGGTATGGGTTCACTCCAAGGCCCTTCTCCCCAGGTGCCTCGACCCCAACCAGTTATATTAGCCATAAGGCTAAGCTATTCTGATAATCGCTGTGCTTGCTGCTGCTGCAGGAAATACTATAGTAAAATCGCCTGCTGTAGATGTTTTGTCACCACCAAAATCTATAGTTGCTACAGATTTATTACTATCTGATGAGTTGTAAATCATACAACCTCTAGCAGTTATAGTTGCAGTTCCAAATGTTAAATCTGCAAAATCAGTAAAACCAGTGGTGCCACTAGATGTAGGATCTACTCTAGTTAAATTACTACCGCCAGATGTGTAGTTTGTGCCACTAGCTTGTCCTGTAGTGGTAAAAGCTGTAGTTGTAGCACCTAAGGTAGCTGAACTTGTATATAAGGCTAATTTAAAGGTATCACCACCAGAGTTTTTAAAATTATGCACAGCTTCAAGAAGTTCTTTTTTGAAACTTGTGGTTAAAGTAGAGCTTATAGCCATATTAAATACCTCTAATAATTTTTGCTAATTCTTCCTCTCCACCACCTATTAAATCTTGTATCAGAGAGGCTTTATAAGATTTTAACGCATTTTTTATATAAATCAAACAAACCTGATATATAGCATCTTTGTAAGCTTTTGCTTGTTCTCTGATATGTGGTTCTTTATCTTCAGAGTAACTAACTATCTTTTCTGTAAGTCTTTCAGCCCAGAACTCAGGAGGATGACCACCAAAACTTGATGTTTTTGCCTCTATTACACCTAGTCCAGGTAGGCCTGCTGGGGTTATTTCGTCTACCATTTGTTTGGCTCAGGAGGTTTAAGATGTGAGTCATTTCTATCAACTAAAACAGGTTTTTGTTCTTTTTTAGTAATTTCTATTTCACTAATATTTTTTACATGTAAACCAGATTCATCCTCAAAAACAATTAAAGGATCGGCTAACCTGTTATAACCGTATAGTTTTTGCGGAGCAGGAACGTCCGTATCTAATAAAGTTGAAGATGCTGCAACCTCTATTTGCATACCTGCATCAATACATTTTGATAGCCAGAACTCTACACACCCTCTTCCTGCCTCTGCAAAATGCAAATTACCTTTGTACGAAAAATCAACACCAAACATTTTAATATTTTTTACTTCATTCCAGTATGCAAATGCTATGGCGTAAGCAACGGTATTGTTAAGATAATGACAGTTGGTGTCTCTTACAACTTCATGAACAGGATAATTTACTAACCCAGGACATCTATCATCTAATTGACAAGTGTAAATAGGCCCTTCGTGATAAAGTAACATTTCAACCATACTGGTTGTTTGACCACCGGCATCATCTGATTCTAAAAATCTAGATGCGAGATCCACAATAAATACCCTATCGTGATAAATTACGCTGCCTACGGCATTGATTGCCCAGACTTCATCAAAATGTGTACCGTGTGATTTAGCTAGATTATAATCAAACCAACTTTTTCCCATACCGACTATGGCTACAGTCGCCCCTTTCAAGCTTTCGATTTTTTCCATAATGTTTTACGATACCGAAGTCCTCAAAGAGTCATATCGGTATTCATCTCTTCTACCTCTTGCCTCTGCTCTGTTTTTCAATCTATTAACAGATGAAGCAAATCTTTGCTCATAAGCTTGTAGAAGATCTTGTTCCCCCTTCATAAATATATAAGCTTCAATTAAACTACCGTACAACAAAGCATTCCTAGCATTATTAGATAGCCAGGTTCCTGTGGTATCAGTAACCAGTGAATTAGGTTTGTAAAGATAATGCAACTCTACTGTGTAATTAGCATCTGGCACTGGGCTCACAATAATAGTAGAACCGTTATTAGACGCTGTAGAGAGTTCTTTATCAAAATCAGCATAATACTTTGGTAGACCCCTTAGAGTTGAATCTGTGGGGTCTACGCTGTATTCACGCATAAAAGATGGATGTTTCTTATCTAAGTAATGATAGTCGCCGTTGCTATCTACAACAGCTAATGAAAAACTTAGTTGATAATCTGTTGGAGTTGTTAAATACGTATTACCAGTTGTTAATGATCCAGTTACATTTTTTCTAAAATAATCAAACTGCACCAAATCAAATATTCTATTTTCTGCATTATTAATAAAATCGTCTAAACTGTTTACAAATGTAGTTTCAGTATTTTCTGTATAGTTTTGTATTAATGTTTTTAACTCTGCTAATGTCATGATATTTGTATTGTAACCGTCCCTAAGCCTCCTGTCATTTCACTTACGCTAAAGTTAGTGCCCAAAGTAGCTGGGTTCATAGTATTGTATCTAGTAATATCATTATTGACCACTACAACAAAACCCTCGCCAACTTCATGATCATTATTTGGTCTAGGTTTGTAAAGCGCTTCTGGATCAGCGGTTGCCGTTAGTGGCTCTAATTGTGGGTGTTTTGGCTCATAGCAACTATTACAAGTTTTTAATCCGTTCCATTCTTCTTTAAGATCTAATAACTTATATTCAAAACCGCATCTATCACATAAAGCTTTTGCAAATTTTCCAGATGCGTATGCCATCAAAGAACTCTAAGTCTTGGCCTTACTTTGAATGAAGCTCTATCTTCATCTTGGTCTGCCGCTCTCCTAAATTCTTCTTCATATAAAGATTTTAGTTGTGGAGTAAGTTGTGGTGCTCTTTTTTGCGATATGTAATAAGCTAATCCTGCTACAAAACAAGGGAAAAATCTAAATGGCATATCCATAGTATTTGTTGCCGCATCAGCATCATCCATTCTAACAAGCTTATTAAATACTAATACATCTGTAGAGTTTTCAGGTGCAGGCCATATTTTTAAAGATGGTGTACTTAATTTATCTAAGAAAAATTGTGAAGGTCTTGCTTTGGTATTTTTGTTTGGGATATTAATATATTCTGATCTACTGATCCTATTCATGCTTATATCAGTTTGCACATCATTCACTGTTCTACGTAGAACAACGTCTAAAACATCTATAATATTAGAATTAAGTGAATAACTGCTAGTGCCTTCTGTAACCGTTTGAGTTGCTTGTTCTATCGTCCACTGATTAAGACCTCTGTTTGCCCATTCTGCTAACATTAAATTAGCTGATCTGATACCGCTTTTTAAATCATACCCTGTTCTTAACTCAAGGCCACATCTTTCATAAGCTTCTTCAATAAACTCAGTTATATTAGGTTCGAAATTTGTGCTTCCTGATAACGCCATTATTCTCTATCTCCCTGGTTATATAGATTATCAAACGTTATATCCGGATCCATATAACTCTCATGTTTTTCAGCTGAATGTATATACTGACTTGGAGAAAAATCTGGTGGACCCTCTCCAGTACGCCATAAAGCTGGATTAGTTGCTCTAACTCTATTATTAGGTAAAGCTACAAAATTACCAGTATATTCACCAGCGTCAGTTAAGTATAGCACATGACTTTGTTTATGTTGTGCAGGATCATCAGCGATACTATGATCTGTATAATCTACCGTAAACATATATCTACCGGTATAAAATTCACCACCTATTTTGCATATCCAAGGTGATGAGCTGACTCTATCTAAAACAACAACAGAGTGATGATGACTAAGACAATCCCAAGGTTGAGCTAAATGATCTTCCATAGCTTTTGGCCATTCATCAAGCTTTATATCAGCTACGAGTGCTTCTATCGGCATCCTTGCCCACATAGCGCCACCGTGTACGTTTTCGTCTGGATAGCCTTCAAAATCAGTTTCGCAACCTGTAAACACAACTTGAAATGATAATGATCTATCTGGAATAGTGTTAACTGCGAATGCTAGTGCATGCAGGTATTCACCGTGATAGTTTTGATGATTTGCAGTAAATTCTCTTCGAACCCACCATTTAAACTGCGGTATGTTGGAAATAAAATATGACATAGTTCCTCCTTATGTCTTAATTATCTTGCGCAGCCT